GTACTACGTCGCATCCCTTCTACGTGCTCACAAACACATCCAGCAGACGTGTCTCCCGGGCACGCCTCTTGAGGTGGATTGCCTGGGCATCGACTTCAACTGCTTTTTGCATGCCTACCTCAAGGCCGACAACCCAGTGGGCAGCATCGTCCGGGCCCTGGAAGACCTCGTGACCAACGTGGTCCGGGCCAAGACCGTCTACCTTGCCTTCGATGGTCTCGTTCCCTATGCGAAGATGGTCCAGCAACGCTACCGCCGCATGAAGAAGCCCGAGGGAGAGCCCTTCGGATTCGACAAGCACCAACTCAGTCCTGGGACGCCGTTTATGCGCAAGCTCGCCACGACGCTGCGCTTCTTGTATCCCCAGATGGTCATCTCGGACACACTGGAGCGGGGCGAAGGAGAACACAAGATTTTCACCTGGTTGCGCAGTCTCCCTGCTGACGAGCGGAAGACGACCATTATTTACGGTCTGGATGCGGACCTGGTCGTCATCGCCCTGGCCCAGTCCGACCTCTCGGACATGAAGCTGCTGCGAGAGCAGGAGCAGGGTGAGTACAAGACGCTGTCCATTCCGGCCCTGAAGGCAGTTCTCCCGGTGGATGTCCCGACCTTCCTTCGAATGAGCCTGCAGTTTGGCAACGACTTTATGCCGAACCTGGCGGTCTTCAGTCTGCGCGAGGACGGATACCCACGAGCCCTATATCATGCGCAGAACCGACCCGCAACCGCTGCCGACGAACGCAAGGTCTTGCTCAAGCGAGCCAAGGACACGGAGCGGCGCATTGTGGCCCCGGACGGTCTCGCTCTCGAGTCTCGCTTTGGATGTCACCTCATGGACGGAGTCCTGAACTGGGAACCCGTCTGTGAAGCGTACTGGAAAACATGGGAGTGGGTGTATCATTATTTTACGACCTCGGAGGTCCTCGATTGGATGTGGGTCTACCCGTATCCGGAGGCCCCGCTGCTCATGACGCTGGAAGACTACCCCCGTCCGACCTCCTTCACTTGGGACTGCCCCGAGCCCCCGTTCACGGTCGACGACCAGCTTCGATTCATTCTGCCGGAAGCCAGCCTTGCGCCGACGGGTCTCGACCCCAAGTATCCCGACGAGCTCTACGACGAAGGCCCCGATTCGCGCCATCCGTGGATGCGCCGATTTGCCTGGGAGACTGACCCATGGGTGTCTCTTCCGATGGGGGCCCTGACTACCGCAACCGAATTCCCCCTGCCGTGATGCGGAAGCCTGCCCGAACGCCCGCCTGTCCTTTCGGAAGGACCACGCCTGGGCGCCGAACCTCGGCCGGCCCTTCCCGGGGCTCCAAGGAGTCCTGGGGAAGAACAACCACATCGGGAATCAGCGTAACTGCGAAGTTCTTGTCCCGGGGCTGGATGTACTCGACATCGATTTTTCGCATCTCATTCAGCTTCTTCAGCGCCACAATGCCCGTAATGTCCTGCCAAGTCTTCCAGTGCCGGGCTACGTGGTTCAAGTACGAAATACGGTAGTCCTTGGCCAACCGAAGCTTGACGTTGTTCTGCAGCGTTGCCATGCAGTCTTCGAGAGTGGCCTGAATCGGCTTTTTGAGTCGCCGGTTCACTGCATTGTGGGCTCGGAACGTGAACAGGGCAAAGTCCTGACGAGAGTTCAGCATTCCGGGAAAGGTTGCCCGGTAGGTCTGAAGCAGGGACGTGAAATGCTCGCGGCAGTGTGGACACGTGATGGTGTCCCGGAACATATCAAGCCACGAGTACATGAGTTCTCGCTCCGATTGTGTGGGGGATTCTGGATAGCACGTCGCAACAGAATGGAGGGTCATCCACCCCAAAGGGCCCCAAACAGCTGTCATTATTTCAGCCAGAGACAATCATCCCGGCTTCTTGGGCGTCCTCGTAAATCTTACGGGCAAGGTGCTCCGGGGTCTGCTCCTTGACGTTCAGATTGTGTTTGCGAAGAGCGGCCCGAATCTCACCGATGGGCTTCTTCTTGGCATCGGCAACAATCTTGGCCCTGCGAGTCTTGGCGCCCATCTCCGTGAGGATGCGCAGGCGACTTGTCTTCTTGACCGGCGGAGACTTGGCCGGGTCGCGAACGGCTTCGAACCGAGGCGCCTTGCGAGCCGTCTTGCCGTGCTTGAGAACGCCATGCTTCGGAGTGGCAGTGCGATGCTTGCTGGTGTGCTTGACGGCTTGAATGGGTGTCGGGGCCTTCGCGGTCTTTCCCCGCTTGGTCGGCTTCACGGTGGCCGTCCGATTCACCTTCACAATCTTGATTTTGGCGCCGCCGTCGTCTTCCATTGTTCAAAACGGACAACATTATTTACACGGAAGGTCCGGCATACGAGCACCATGACGGACCACTGGGACGCAGTCAAGGCGCATTTCGCCAACGGAGTTCGCCGTCTGGTTGACCATCAAGTCGATTCCTTCGAGGATTTCGTTCGGGTGAAGCTCCCTCTCATCGTCCAGTCGACACCCCCCATCACGGTGTGGCATGAGCAGGACCCGGTCCTGAAGAAGTACAAATACGAGTTCCGTCTCTCCTTCGAGAAGGTCACCTACATGAAGCCCCGCATCCAGGAGGCGACCGGGCGTGTCAAGCCGATGCTGCCCATGGAGGCCCGTGTCCGCAACTTCACCTATGCCGCGCAGATGTACGCTGACGTCCGGTTTACGGCCCGCACCTACAAGGGAGACAAGTATGAGACCTTTGACGAGGAGTCCCGTGTCTTCGAGGGCATTTCTCTCGGCAAGCTTCCTGTTATGCTTGGGTCTTCCCTGTGCCTTCTCAAGGACTATCCACTGTCCCTCGAGCAGTATGGTGAGTGCGGGCACGACCCTCTGGGCTACTTCCTCATCCACGGCTCTGAGCGAACCATCCTCTGCCAGGAGAAGGTGGCCGACAATCGAATCATGGTCTTCCAGTCCAAGAAGACCTCTTCCAAGCACAGCTACTCCGTCGAACTGAAGTCACTCCACGAATCCTTCACGATGCCGCCGAAGAAGCTCGAGATTCGCCTCTCCAGCAAGTTCAATGGATTTGGGTATCCTCTGCTGGCGTGCGTGCCTCGCTTTCGCGAGGACATTCCGGTCATGGTGTTCTTCCGAGCCCTCGGGGTTACCGCTGACGCAGACATTGCCAAGCTCGTCTGGGGCTCTCTCGACGACCCGCACGTCGAGCTCCTGGGAGCTAGTTTCCGCGACTGCGCCGAGCTTGGAGTCTTCACTTCGGAAGAGGCCGTGGCGTATCTGGCCAATCACCTTCAGTACGGCACCAACCAAGAAGACAAGCATGCTTACGTTCGACAGCTGCTTGGAAGCGAATATCTCCCCCACGTGCGCTTTGCAGGTGAGACCGTTGCACCTGGGGTCCTGAACGCCCGCAAGACGCTGCTCACCGGCTCGATGATTCGCAGGCTGCTCCTGACCGACCAAGGTCAGATTCCGCTGGACGACCGCGACGCCTATCCGAACAAGCGTGTGGTCACCACGGGTGCGCTCCTGACCCACCTCTTCCGCCAGCTCTTCCAGAAGGTCTGCAACGACACGCGCAATGAGTTCGTTCAGGAGGTCAACAACGACGCCTGGAAGAAAGGAGACGAGGGCCCGAAGCCGATGGACATCCTGAACATCAACAATCTGTACAAGATTCTCAAGCTCTCGACCATCGAGGGCAAGCTCAAGCAGGCGCTGGCGACGGGCAACTTCACAGTCCAGGGCCTCGGGACCAGCAACTCGACGTCGCTCTCCAATGCGACCAAAGTGGGTGTCTCGCAGGTTCTCGCGCGAATGTCGTATGTGTCGACGCTGAGCCATCTCCGACGCATTCAGACGCCTGTGGAGAAGTCGGGCAAGCTGCTGGCGCCCCGCAAGCTCCACGGCACGTCCTGGGGCTTCGTCTGCCCGGTAGAGACCCCAGAGGGCCACTCGGTTGGAATTGTCAAGACGATGAGCCTCCTGACCAGCGTCTCGCAGCACATTCCGAGCAACACGGTGCTGCACTTCCTCCAGGACCAGGGCTCGCTGACCTGGATTGACGGTCCCCGCGTCTACGAGGGCACAGCCGTCACACTGAACGGAGTCATCATCGGATATACGTCCGACCCCGCGACTCTGGTCGCGAAGCTCCGAGCGGCGAAGCACTCCTTCCGCCTGCACCCGCATGTCTCCATCGCCTGGTACACGCTCCTGAACACGCTCATCATCGAGACCGACGCCGGTCGCCTGGTTCGCCCCGTGTTCCGCGTCGGCCAACCGTTCCCCGAGAAGGGAGCCGATTGGACGACCTGGATGAAGTCCTGCATCGAATACATCGACGCCTCCGAGACGGAGACCCTGCGGATTGCCTACTCGAAGGATGCGATGACGTCGCAGCACACCCACTACGAGATTCATCCGAGTCTCATCGTCGGCCACATGGCGAGCAGCATCCCGCTCTCGGACCACAACCAGTCGCCGCGCAACACCTATCAGTCGGCCATGGGCAAGCAGGCCATGTGCGTCTACGCGGGCAACTACGCGAAGCGCCTGGACAAGAACGGCTACCTGCTCCTGTCCCTGACTCGCCCGCTGGTTGAGACTCGCTCGATGAACATCCTGAAGATGCACGAGATGCCCTACGGGTTCAACGCCATCGTGGCGATTGCCTGCTACGGCGGCTACAACCAGGAAGACTCGATTATCATGAACCGGTCGAGCGTGAACCGCGGCTTCATGCGCGGCCTCTACTACACAATGTATAAGGACGAAGAGCATCGCAACGTTACCTCCGGCCGCGAGGAGAAGTTCATGCGGCCCTCGAAGCACAACACCCGCAAATACAAGAACACCAGCTACGCTGCTGTGGGGGACAACGGCATCCCCGTCCTGAATGCGACCATCCAGGAGAACGACGTCGTTATCGGCAAGGTGGTCACACTGCGCAACGACACGGCGGGCTACGCCTACCGCGATGCGTCGACCACGCACAAGAACTCCGAGACCTGCCGTATCGACGGTGTCTGGCAGGACAAGAACTCGGATGGCTATCCCTTCGTCAAGGTCCGCGTCGTCTCGGAGCGCGTGCCCCAGATTGGGGACAAGTTCTCCTCCCGCCACGGGCAGAAGGGAACTGTGGGTATGCTCCTGAACGAGGAAGACATGCCCTTCACGGCCAGCGGTCTTCGCCCCGACCTCATCATGAACCCGCACGCGGTTCCGTCCCGCATGACGATTGCCCAGCTGATGGAGAACATCTTCGGCAAGATTGGCGTGCAGAAGGGAACTCTGGGGGATGGGACACCGTACTCGCACCTCAAGGTCGAAGACCTGAAACAGCACATGCTCGAGCTCGGATACCACCCCTACGGGAACGAAATCCTCTACAACGGTCAGACCGGTGAGCAGATGCAGGCGGAAATCTTCATGGGTCCGACCTTCTACCAGCGCCTGAAGCACATGGTCATCGACAAGAAGCACAGCCGTGGCAAGGGACCGATTGTCAGCCTCACCCGGCAGCCGTGCGAGGGTCGGTCGAGGGACGGAGGTCTGCGTGTGGGAGAGATGGAGAGGGACTGCTTGCTGAGCCACGGAGCCGCGGCATTCACCAAGGAGCGTCTGATGGATGTGTCCGACCCGTTCCCGACGGGCATCTGCAAGACGTGTGGAACCCTCGCGGTCATGAACGAGGAAGAGAGCATCTACTCGTGCGGCACGTGCGGGAACAAGACGGAGTTCGTGATGAAGACGATTCCGTATGCGATGAAACTCTGGATGCAGGAACTGGAGGCAATGCACATCACGCCGAGGATGGTGCTTGCCTAAGGAGTATCCGGAGCCGGGTCATCGGGAGGCGTCATGCGACGGGCTGCAGACGCCGAGGGAATCGCATTCTCGAGCATATTCGACAGGTCAGTGTCCGACCGGGATTCCTTGAGTCCGAAGGACCGAGGTGGCCAGCGTCCGTTGCGCCAGGCGTTCACAGTAACGCAAATTGCGCAGACAGCCAATCCCACCGCAGCACTAATCCCAAGGGCCATATCAGTCGGGTCGTCCATTTAGGGAAAGGACGACAGATAGACGTAAATGTCTCTCGACATTATTTTGGGTCCCATGTTTGCGGGCAAGTCCTCGCGCATCCTCAGCATCGTGTCTCGGCACACGAGCGTTGGACAGCGAGTCCTTGTCCTCAAGCACGCAGACGACAGCCGGTATGGAATCGAAGATGACGTCATTACGCATGACCAGCGCCGTGTCTCGTGCCAGCGCATTCAGACGCTGAACGACGTGCGCGACGAAGACATCCTGCGGTTCGCAGTTATCATCCTCGACGAAGCCCAATTTTTCCCCGGTCTAGTTGCGTTCGTTCAGCGCGTGGTTGAACGGTACAACAAGTGCCTCTTCCTCGTGGGACTGGACGGGGACTTCAACCGCCGTCCGTTTGGTGAGCTCCTCGAATGCATTCCGCTTGCAGACCGTGTGGAGCGTATCACGGCGTTGTGCCGCCGCTGTGGAGATGGGACCCCGGGACTGTTCACGCACCGTCGGCATGGCCCCCATGACCAGCAGGTTATCGTTGGTGGGGCACATCTCTACGAACCGCTGTGCAGAGCCTGCTATCTGCGTCAGGTCGACCGGGAGGAGCCGCCGCGCTAAAGAGGGTCCGAAGAAAACTTTCTTGCTAGAAAGCACAACAACATGGGTGGCGGTCTTCTTCAACTTGTCAGCTACGGTGCTCAGGATATCTACATCTCGGGCAACCCTCAGATTACCTTCTGGAAGGTGCTCTACAAGCGCCACACCAACTTCGCCATGGAGTCCATCGAGGTCACCTTCAACGGTCAGGCCGACTTCAACAAGCGTGTCACGGCTGTCATCAACCGTAACGCCGACCTGATGTACCGCACCTACGTGCAGGTGGTTCTCCCCGCCGTCGACCTCGTCGCTGGCTCGACCAACCTCTCCCGCTTCCGCTGGCTCAACTACATCGGCCACCGCCTCATCAAGGTTGTGGAGCTCGAGATTGGTGGCCAGCGCATCGACCGTCAGTATGGTGACTGGATGCAGATTTGGACCCAGCTCTCCCAGGATGCGGGCACCGTCGCCGCTCTCGATGACATGATTGGCAACACCCACGACCTCGTCCTCATGAAGGACCGCCGCGGCTATGCCCTTGATGCCTCCTGCGCGGGTGCCGAGCTCACCAACTCTTGCGCTCCTCGTGCGGGTACCCCGGCCAAGACCCTCTACATCCCCCTCCAGTTCTGGTTCTGCCGCAACCCCGGTCTCGCCATCCCCCTCATCGCCCTCCAGTACCACGAGGTTCGCATCAACGTTGAGTTCGAGCAGTGGATTAACTGCTGCTACTACGAGCTCGCGTCCGGCCAGACTGCCCCTGCGACGGCCATCCAGTCCCTCACGGCTGCCTCCCTCTACATCGACTACGTGTACCTCGACACCGAGGA